CAAAGGGGGCAGCCAGGGGGCAAGGGTTTTGCCCCCCATTTTAGCAATAAAAACAGATAGATAAGAAGCAGGGGGCAGAGGGGGCAGGGTTTTGAGGTTTTTCGTGTGTGGGGATTTCGTTTTTTAATTTATAAAGTTGTCACTCATGAAGAGACGTAGACACGCAATAAGAGAACATTTTATCAGAAAATTTTTCGTACGCTCAGTGGAAAAAAAAGTTGCGGAAGGCTGCCCCCCTGCCCCCTCGGGGTTAAGTATCGGAAACGAATAGGAAAATAGGGGGCAAACCCCTTGCCCCCTGGCTGCCCCCTGGCTGCCCCCTATTTCCTTCGTCGCATCCCGCACCCGCCTATCGTTCTCTTTGCGACCGCACAGGAAAGACACATCGACAACAACGTGATCTCCAGTCTTTTTGCCGACTACTCCGGGCGGGTGAGGTGCAACGGCCCAGTCATCGAAAAAGCTTACGCGATCCTTCTCATGCTCGGGTATGGGCTGAAATGGCACGAGGGTGCAAAAATGGCATACGCTGTCTCCGGTTCCGCGAAAGGGCTGTGCGCGCATGAACGGATCGGGCTGAGGAGGATACAATGATACCCATCGAGATGGCAATGATGGAGCTTGAAGAGGATCTCGGCCGGGTGGCGGCCTGGATGGAGCATCGCCTCCCGGAGCTCGCACCGGTCAGCATTCACGCGATACTTCAGGACGAGGGCGCGCTTTTTTGGGAGATCGCAGATTTCGCAGTGAATGCACAAGGGCAAGAGATCCGTGAAGGACTGGCGTTCGAGGAGGCCAGGCGATGCCTTGAGCGACAAGGCTGGATAATCTGCTGGTATCCGAATTCGATCATCTCCGCCGGGGTTCAGTCACATGCTGCGAGGCTGTCATCGTTCGACTGGCTTAACACCCTGGTGCGGCTCGAAGATGGCGATTCCGTATTCGCTCCCGACTGAGCGGCCCCACGCTCCAGGCCACATCTCCTCCGTATGAGCGGATGGAAAGACAGACAGGGTTCAGCACATAGCCGCGGTTATGGAGCCACATGGCGTAAGCGCCGTGTGGCTGCTTTGCGTCGTGACATGCGCCTATGTCAGCCCTGCCTGCAGGCGGGTCGCACGACCGAGGCCAAAGAGGTCGATCACATCATCAACAGAGCCGCCGGCGGAGATGAGAGCCTGGAGAACCTACAGTCAATCTGCACGCCATGCCACGCCGAGAAGACCAAGCGCGAAGCCATGGCGGCGAAAAGCACGCGACCGGTGATCGGGCTGGATGGGTGGCCGATCACACAAGGAGAGAAATAATGAGCAAACTGACCTGCAACATCTCTATCCCGCGTTGGCGTTATGTCCGCGGCGCAAGGCTCCAGGCCACATCTACTGACTGAACACCGGAATTTTGGAGTTTTCGAGGCGGGGGGTGGTCAAATCTTCAGAGCCTTCAACAGGGGACCGGATGCGGGGACACAACTCTTTTTGAATGGGAAGAATTTTTCAATTTCGGTGAAGTGACATGGCGGGCAAAGCAGGCAGATCGGGCAAAAAGAGCGCAGAGGCGCTGAGCATCGTCGCAGAAAACGCGATTGGCCCGGCCCGTGCCGAGGCACCTGACCACCTCACAACGGAGCAGGCCGAGGAGTGGAGGCGCGTCGTGGATGCCTGCGCCGCGGAGTGGTTCCCGGCCGAGACGCACGGTACGCTCGAGGGCTACTGTCGGCACACTGTGTCGGTGCGCGAGCTCGACGCTCTGGTTGAAGAGGTGAAGGCCGGCGACGGCGAGCCGATCGAAAAGGTCGGAGCGCTCGACAAGCTCCTGAAGATGCGAGACCGCGAAGGCCGTGCTGCCATGGCGCACGCTCGCTCGTTGCGGATCACCAACCAAGCCCTGACCAACCACAAGAAAGACCGCAGCCCGCAAGACGGCGGCGGCCAGGCGAAAAAGCCGTGGCATGCGTGATGCGTAGTGCGCACGAAAAGCTGGCGCGCCGTGAGGCTTTGGTCGCGATGGATCTGTCGGAGCGCGCCATCCGCAACATCCTATGGCTCGAAGATCACTGCAAGATCCCGGACGGCAAGCTGGTCGGCAAGCCGCTCGTGGTCGCCGATTTCATGTGCGAAGACCTCGATTTGATATTCCGCGATCCGGAAGACATCCGCGGACCGGTCAGCAAGGCCATCATCAGCCGCCCCCGGAAGAATGCGAAGTCGGTCGAAGCGGCAATGATCGCGCTGCTCTACCTGCTCGGCCCCGAGGCCGCGCCGATGACCGAGGTCTATTCCGGCGCGATGGCACGAGAGCAGGCGGCGATCCTTTTCAAGCTGCTGTCTCGAATGATCAGGATGAATCCGGATCTGCTGAACAACTGCTCGATCAAGGACAGCACCAAAGAGATCACGGTGCCGGATCTGGGGTCGTACTACCGCGCGATGTCGAAAGACGGCAAGACGGCGCACGGACTCTCTCCCCGCCTGGTGATCCTCGACGAGATGGGCCAGGAGCGGAAAGAGACGAATGACCTGATCGAAGCTCTGGTGTCCGGGTCGGCCGCGCAAGAGGATCCGCTTATTGTCGCGATTTCGACCCAGGCGCCGAATGACGGGGCATGGCTCTCAAAGGAGATCGACAACGCTATTGCATCCGAGGATCCTGCAATCGTTGTCCGGGTCGATGGGGCGCGTCTCGACCACCCGGATCCGTTTTCGCGGGAGGCACTGGAGGAGGCAAACCCGGCGTGGGCTGTGTGGCAGAACCAAGAGTATATGCTGCAGCAAGCGAAAGAGGCGGCGCGGCTGCCCTCAAAGCAAGCCAGCTTCCGCAACTTGTATTTGAACCAACGCGTGTCAGCCGAAGAGCCCTTTATCGAACGGGCGATCTGGGCTGAATGCTCCGCTTCTCCCAAGCCTCTTTCTGAATGTCTGTCTGTCTTCGGCGGCCTCGACTTGTCCGAGGTGCGAGACCTGACCGCCCTGGTCTTGGTCGGGATTGACGAAGACGGCGGATGGCATGTGCATCCGACTTTCTGGCTGCCGCACGAAGGCATAGAAGCCAAGAGCGATGCCGATGCCGTGCCGTATGACCGCTGGGAGGAAGAAGGATTCCTGCAGACCACGCCGGGCCGCACGGTGGATTACGGTTGGGTCGCTGAGCAGATCTGGGAGCTGGTGGGTGGTCTTCCAAATTTGAAAGGTCTGGCCTTCGACCGATACAATTGGAGGCACTTCCGGCCATACCTCGAGAAGGAAGGCTTCACCGAGGATCAGCTCGAAGGGGATGAAGCCCTGTTCCGCGAGTTCGGCCAGGGCTTTATTTCGATGTCGCCTGCAGTCCGGACGCTCGAAAGCGCCATATTGGATAACCACCTGCGCCACGGCGATCACCCGATCCTGACGATGTGCATGGCGAATACGCGCTTGCAGAAAGACCCCGCCGGCAATCGCAAGCCTGCGAAGCACAAGAGCACCGGTCGCATCGACGGAATGGTTTCTCTGACCATGGCCGCTGGTCTTGTCGGCGACGGCGAGCCAGAGGCCACATCTCCAAAAGGAACACCAAGGATCCGCTACGCATGAACGCTATCGCAACTCTTCGTCTGTCTGTCGCTCGAATGATCGCCCCATCCAATTCAGTGGATTCGGGCAAGGTCCGTCGCGGCGGCGATGTGTGGAATTCTCTGGTGCATGGAGGCGACAGCGGGTCGATCTCCGAGAGCGGCGCGCTGGGCATCTCGACAGTATTCGCATGCACCCAGGTAATCGCTGGCGCGATCGCCTCGCTTCCGATGCATGTCTATAAGCGTGAGGATGACGGGGACAAGATCCGAGACTACCGGCATGACTACTGGTGGATCTTGAACGAGGAGTTTTCTCCGCGATGGACGGCCGCAGCGGCCTGGCAGTTCCTCGTGGCATCAAAGCTGCTCCACGGAAATGCCTACGCCGAAATCAAGCGCAGCCGATCGGGCCGGGTTATCGGAATCGTTCCAATCCACCCTGACCGGGTTCGACCGATCGCATCGCCGGACGGCAGTCGCCTGGTGTACGAGATCGCACCCGACCCGACGATCGAAAAGCCCGACACGACGCTCGACATCAACAAGATCCGGACGCTCGATCAGGATGATGTTATCCACATCTCTGGTCTTGGCTTCGATGGGCTGCGCGGGCTTTCGCCGCTTCAGCACTGGATGAACAACCCGGCGCTGATCGCGAAAGAGGCTCAACGCTTCGCCGCGCATTTTCTGAAGAACAACTCGCGCCCGGATTACGCTCTGCAGACAGAGCAAAACCTGAGCGAAGAGCAGTTTGCCAGTCTCCAGGAGATGCTGCGTGAACACGAGGGCGCGCGCAATGCTGGCCGTCCCATGATCCTGGAAGGCGGCCTCGAGGTGAAGCCTCTGACGATGCCGCTGAAAGACATGCAGCTCCTCGAGACGCGGAAGTTCCAGGTGGAAGAGATCTGCCGCGTCTATGGCGTGCCGCCATTCATGGTCGGTCATACCGAGAAGACCACGAGCTGGGGGTCAGGCGTATCCGAGATGGGGCAAGGCTTTGTCCGCTTCACACTCCGGGATCACCTGAACGCATTCCAATCCGAGCTCAACCGCAAGATCTTCCGGAAGTCTCGTCGCATGGCGGAATTCGACACGCGCGAGCTTGAGCGAGCAAACACGAAAGAGCTCTTCCAGAGCCTCCGGGTGGCGCTGGGCCGCGCCGGGGAACAACCATTCATGACAATAGGAGAGGTCCGTGAGTTCATCTCCCTTCCTCGCAATGCCGATCTCCCGGAACCTATCGCTTCCGGGTCTGCTGAAACTGTTCCTGCCTTCGAGCCGGGAGACGAAAACACTGACAACGGAGACACCGATGAGAAACCGTAACCTGAACCAAATCAAGCTTCGTCTCGCGAACAAAGACAAGGGATCGTTTCGGGCCGAAGGGAACGAGATCTGGTTCTATGATGCGTTTGCATCAGATGATGAGGAAGCGATGTGGCTTGGTGGCATCTCTCCGAATATGTTCTGGGATGCGCTGGATAAGTGCGACGGAGGCCCGGTTCGCGTGAGATTCAACTCGCCCGGAGGATCGGTTTTCGGAGCGCAGGCAATGGTCGCTGCGGTGCGAGAATACCCCGGCGAGATCACGGCGCAGGTCGACAGCCTCGCAGCTTCTGCGGCGTCAGTGTTGGCAGCAAATTGCGCGCGCACAGTAATGGTCCCCGGAGCAATGATGATGATCCACGACGCTTGGACAATTTCGATGGGCGACAAGCACGATCTTCGCAAGGATGCCGAGCTGCTCGAGCAGATCGACGGCGAGATCGAAGGGACCTACCGGCGCAAAGCTGGCGACAAGGTCGACTGGGCTTTCGAGATGAGCAAGGAATCCTGGTATGGCTCCGCTGCCGCTCTTGAAAACGGCCTTTCCGACGAGACACTCGAAGCGTCCACCCAGCAAACGCAGAACCGTTGGGACCTTTCGGCATTCAAAAACACGCCGCAGGAAGTCGAAAAGCCCAAGGAGAAAGCTGACGACACCAGCGCTTTCATCTCACAGGAGACCTGGGAGAGCGCGGAAGACCCGAACGCCACGGAAGTTGTCATCGAAACCCCGGCGGTCGAGGCGCAAAAGCAATCCACGATCATGGCTGAGCGTCGGCGTCGGGTGAAATTGATCGAAAAGGGTCTTTAGTGAGCGAAGCTCCATTACGGGACACATCTCCTACGAGAAGGCAATCAAGGCCCATGGACGGGCCGTCATCAAGTAGGAGTGAAAAACTGATGAAGTCTATTCAAGGCCTCCGTGAGCAGCGTGCCGCAAAAGGCAAGGAGCTGCATGATCTCGTCAACAAGGACGGCGATTTTACCGAGAAAGACCAGTCCGCGTATGACACCGGGCTGGCTGAGGTTGACCGCATCGACGCAGAAATCTCGCGCATCGAACAGGTCAATTCGCGCCTCGCCGACGAGACCCGCGAAGAGCGGATCGTCGAAGCTGCTGAGCGGCATGATCGCAACACCGGCGAGAGCACCAAGCTCTTTCAGCGTTGGCTGCGCGGCGGTGACAATGCGCTGAACGCAACTGATTGGGAGCAGGTTCGCAACGCTCAATCGACGGGCGTGGACAGCGAGGGTGGATTCACCGTCGACTCCGAAGTCGCCCGCTCTGTCGTCGATGCCCTCAAGGCGTACGGCGGAATGCGCGGAGTTGCCACGGTCCTGCAGACCGAAGGCGGCGGAGCGATGTCTTTCCCGACTTCCGACGGCACAGCCGAGATCGGCGAGATCATCCCAGAGAACCAAACAGCCACTGATGAAGACGTGTCCTTCGGAACCGTCGGTCTGCCGGTCTTCAAGTTCTCGTCCAAGGTTGTCACCGTCCCGATCGAGCTTCTGCAAGACAGCGCTATCGACATCGAGAGCTTTGTCCGCGGTCGCCTGATCACGCGCCTTGGCCGGATCACCAACCGTCTCTTCACGGTTGGCACCGGAACCGCCCAGCCGCGCGGTCTGATCACTGCCGCCACGGTGGGTCACACGGGCTCCGGCGCAGCGCTTCGCACGAATATCGACTACGACGGTCTCGTGGCGCTGGAGAGCTCGATCGACGAGGCTTATCGCCAGGACGCCGCGTTCATGCTCAGTGACGCCGCGCTGTCAGGCATCCGCAAGATCAAGGACAACAATGGCCGTCCGATCTTCGTGCCGGGCTATGAGCAGGGCAATCCGGGTGGCGCACCTGACCGCCTCCTGAACCGCCCCATTGTCGTGAATAACGATGTGGCTGCTCCGGCCGCCGGCGCGAAGTCGATCGCCTTCGGTGACTTCTCTGGCTACTACATCCGCGATGTCATGAGCACCACGCTCTTCCGCTTCACGGACAGCGCCTACACCAAAAAGGGCCAGGTCGGCTTCCTTGGCTGGCACCGCTCCGGCGGCAACTTGATCGACGCAAACGCGGTCAGGGTCTACAAGAACGCGCCCGCCGCCTAATGTTTGACGTAAGGGCCGCCCAAGGGCGGCCCTTCTATTACCTGAAATCCGAAGAGGTGCGCTGATGCTGCGGCCCGATTTCATTCCATCAGATCCTCCTACAAACGCGATCGTCCCGCTGGATGATATGCGCCTTCACGTGCGTCGTGATGACAATGACGATGACGAGGCAATCCTGGCCGCCGAAAAGGCCGCCGTGCGTCACCTCGAGAAGCTTACTGGCCGCCTCATGCCTGCACGCGCAGCAAAGCTCCGCTTGAGCAGACTGCCATGCGGTAAGTCCCCGATTGATCTGCCGGGAGGACACGTCCAGAGCATCGACAGCGTCTCATTCGACGGCGCTTCTCAAGATGCGGCTGATTTCACCGTAGCTGGAAACGGTCCCGCTCGGCTGATCCCGGGCGAGGAATGGCCCTTTTTCACTGATCAGGAAAAATACAACGTCGAGATCACCTACACCGTGGGCTTTGCCGCGGTGCCGGAGGATCTCAAGGCGGCGATCAAGCTCTTGGCCGCGCACCTCTACGAGAACCGCGAGGCCGTGGTCATCGGAGAAAGCGCGATTACTCTGCCGATGGCAGTCGAGACGATCGCTGGTCTTCACAGGATCCGCCCAAGATGACCGCCGGCAAGATGGACCGCCGGATCCGCATCGAACGCGCCACCGCGACCGATGACGGATTCACCAGTGCTGGCACGGTCACATGGTCGCTCCTTGCAGAGGTGTGGGCCGAGGTCACCCCGATCTCGGACGGTGAGCGTTGGCGCGCGGGCGAAGTGGCCGCGCATGTCACGCACCGTTTTCGGATTCGGTATTCCTCCACCGCCGGGAGCATCACTGCGAAAGACAGGATCATTTACGACGGGCTGGAGTTCAACATCGCCGCGCCGCCGAAAGAGATCGGCCGCCGCCAAAAGCTCGAGATCACCGCAAGCGCGAGTGCGGACACATGAGCGCGAAATTCAAAGTCGAAGGATTCAAGGACCTCGACCGAGCCCTTGCGGGGCTCGGCGATCCCAAGGCGTCGAAGCGCATATCTCGCGCAGCACTTCGGAAAGCTGCGAAGCCAGTGGCGGCAGACGCGGCGGCGAATGCGCCCCGCGATGAGACGGATACAGACGGTATCGTCCTGGCAGACAGCATCAAAGTCGGATCGAAGCTGAACAAGAGGCAGAAGCGCGTCCAGCGTCGGCGCCGCGGCGATGTCGAGCTGTATGTGGGTGTCGCAAATGAGGCCAGTGCATACGGCCACCACCAGGAATTCGGCACGGAGCATCACGCCGCGCAGCCTTTCCTGCGCCCCGCTTGGGACGCGAACACCGGGCGGATGATCGACACGATCAAGACGGAACTGTGGGCCGGGATCCGCCGTCAGCTCAAGCGGAAAGGGAAACTGTGATGAAACTACAGATCCGCGCCATGCTCCAAGACGCTCTGCCCGGCACCCCGATTGACTGGGGCGCCCGGCCGCAGGGCTCGCCGTATCCGGGCGTCGTGCTGACGCTTCCATCGGACCAGGGCGGCCACACATTCGAAGGCCCGGACGGGACCTCTGTGAGCCGCGTCCAAGTCGATGTGTATGCGCTGGGCTACGGCGAGGCGTCGAACCTGGCCGGACAGATCCGCACCGCCCTCGACGGCTACCGATCGGGCAATGTGATGGGGACTTTCCGGGTCGCTGAGCGCGACAATCGCGAAGGCGGATCCGGTGAAGCGGAACGGCCCTGGCGCATTTCTCAAGACTTCGAGGTTCATTGGCGCCTCGCGTGAGCGGTGAGCGCCGTGGGGCCACATCTCCTGGGTAACGGACAACCAAACCCAGGAGCACCCAAATGCCTGCAACAGCACCCGATATCGGCCACGGCTCTATCGCCGAATTTTCGGTCGATGGCGGCACCACTTTCGTCAAATTCGCGCGCATGGAAGGGGTTGAGTTCCCCAATCCGACTTTCGATGACGTGGATGTCACGCATTTCGAAAGCCCCGATCGGGCAAAGGAATACATCTCCGGCCTCGTCGATAACGGGGAAGTTTCGATCACGATCCAACATTTGCCGGGGTCCGCCATCGACGTCCTCATGCGCGACAACAAGGGCGTGACGGGGCAGCTTCAGCTCACCGAGAACGACGGCACCGCCGAAGTCTTCGAGGCAACGATCAAGTCCTACCAGCGCAACATTCCCATGGATGACAAAAAGGTCGCTGTGATCACCCTGCGCATCGGCGCCGAAATCACCGACGGAGGTGTGTAATGGCAAACAAGATCCGCGGTGAAGCCGTCGCAAAAACAGAGTCCGGCGACTGGAAGATCGTCGTGGACATGAACGCCATCGCGGGTTTCGAGGACGCGACCGACACCTCCTGGGCCCTTTTCGAAGGCCGCGCACGAGCCGGAACATCGCGCATCTCCGACCTGCGCCACCTGTGCCACCAAGCTCTTCTGCGCCACCAGCCGACGGCGACGCTCGCCGACGCTGGGGACATCCTGTCCGAGGACATGGACGCGTTCAACTCTGCCATGGAAGCGGCCTTCCCCGATGCCGACGAAAGCGATGGTGAGCCGGGAAACGAGACGCCCGCGGCGTAAGTCGCGGGGCTCCGAGCTGGGACTGGGACGAGATGATCGAGGCGGGGATCTCCGTCGGTGTCTCGGAAGACAAGTTCTGGCGTATGACGCCGCGCCAGTATTTCCGCCAGATGAAAGGGGAGGGGCGTCGGCTCAAGCGCGAGGGAGACGCAAGGATCGAGCAAGCATGGATCACGGCGATGCTCTCGAGAGCGAAGAAGGTGCCGCGGCTTGAGAAGCTCCTCGAGGGTGACAAGCCGGAGAAGGTGAGCGTCGAGGAAGGTTTCGCCCGGATCCGAGAGATAGCGAAACAGGCCAAGGCAAAGAGAGAAGCGGAATGTCAGTCGGAGCAGTAATCGGCGCACTTCGGGCGAATTTGAGCCTGAATAGCGCGCAATTCGAGAAGGGCCTGAAAAACGCTCGGCGCTCTCTCGGAAAAGCGCGGGCCGACATGCAGCGCATCGCCACCGGAGCCGGCATTGCCGGGGCCGCCCTGGGCGCGATGGGCGCGCAGGCTGTCAGTGCGGCACGCGATGTTGACCGGTTGAGCAAAGTCGCAAACACCACCCCGAAGCAACTTCAGCGGTGGAGCGCCGCCACCCGCACCGTCGGCCTCGATCAGGAAAAGTTGTCCGATATCCTCAGGGATGTGAATGACAGGGTCGGCGATTTCATGGCCACCGGCGGCGGCCCGATGGCGGATTTCTTCGAGAATATCGCTCCGAAGGTCGGCGTCACGGCGGCGCAGTTCGAAAAGCTGTCCGGGCCCGAAGCCCTGCAGCTCTATGTGTCCAGCCTCGAAAAAGCCGGC